ACTGCGTGCGGCACCGGGCTTGTCAGGCGCAGCTGCACTTTCGGACGGTGGTACTCGACCGGCGCGTTGTCAGCCGGGCTTTCGCGCAGCGCGGGCCAGATCGGCAATGTGCAGGCCCCAGCCGCGTCCGCCTGCACATCCTCCAGAACCATGTGCAGACGTGTATCTGCCCCGCTCCCGAGCGACACGAACTGCCCGGCACCACGCACGACTGCGTTCGGCTGCCAGCCGTCGGTCACCAACGCCCGGCCCGATTGCCCTGCACCGGCGACCTGCGGCGTGCCCAGCAGGCTGTCGGTCACCATCTCCGGGTCTTCCAGCACGAACCGACCGACCGAGCCCCGCAGGCCGGTCAGGAAGGCGGCCAGCGCCTGCGCCTGCATCTGCGGGATCCGCGCGGTCTGAATCTCGAACGCCCACCATTCCCCGCCCCAGTCCTGCACCTGAACGGTGCCGGTGAACGGCGACCGTACGGACGCGACAGCGGTCACGGGACGGCGTGTGACTTGGGCGACGTAGGCATTCGACAAGACCGGCAGTGTCACAGCTTGCCCCTCGCAGATGCCGCGCGGACGGCGTTCAGCGTCCGCTGCTCCAATTCCGGGACTGCCCGCATCAGCTCGCGCTGAACCAGCTTTTCGACGCCTTCGACCGCGCCCGGCGCATTCACGGTCAAGTGCACGTTGACCCCGCCACCACCGGCCAGCGCGCGGTCCGTGGCAGGCGCATTCAGCATGCTGCCCGATGTCGGGGGCACGAACAGTTCGGGTCCGCGCTCGCCGACAAGGTATGCGCGTCCGCCTGTGACCGGACCGCCGTTCGCCCGGGCCCCGCCGAACAGTCCATCCAGCCCCTCGAACAGGAAGCCGAACAGGCCGGTACCACCGCCTTTGCCGCCGCCAACCAGTGCCGTGCGTATCAGCTGGCTCGCCAGGTCCTTCAGCACCGCGCTGATCGCCTCGCCGAAGTTGCGGCCTTCCACGATGGCGTCCGCAAAGGCGTCAGCGATCCCCTCTTGTGCGCGCCTCAGCTCTTCGCTCGCGCGCGAAGCCTCAAGGTACTTTTCGTTAAGCTGATCGACGGCGCGGGCGTACACCTCGTCTGTGATGATGTCGCTCTCTTGCAGCTTCAGCTCGTTCAGGCGCTCAAGCTCTTCGTTGTACTGCTCCAACGCAGTCCGGGTCTCGGCATACACGCGCATCGCCTCGCGCTCAGCGTCAATGCGCGCGCGGTCGGCACCGGATCGACCAACCCCGCCGCGGGGCGCGGCCGGGGGAGTGAAGCCAGGCGCAACTGGCGGCCCCTGCATCTGCCCCGGCGGCAGCAGGTCTTCAGGCACCATTCCCACCGGGCTGGGACCAAGGCCCGTGCGAGTGACCTGCGCCGCGTAGAACAGCTGCGCGGCCGTGGCGGCCCGCTCCATGTTCTCGGCAAGTCCGCCCGCCGCGCCCGAGGCATTGTCGATTGGGCTTGCCATGTCGGCGGCCGCAATCTCGGCCGTGGAAAGCGCCGCGCTGTTCAGCAGGCTGACCAGTTCCGGCATGACCTGGTTGGCCGCGTCAAGCGATCCATAGGTTTCCTCCAGCGCGGTGCGCAGCTGCTCGACAGCCTCGATCTGCTGGGCCGCAGTGCCGGTGGCGCTCGCCTCGACTTCGGCCATGGCCGCAGCCAGCAGCTGCGCCTGGTCGTTCGTGATGCCATAGGCGTCGGCGAACTCGTCGATCCCGGCCCGCACCGCCTCGATCTGCCCGCGCAGGCGGTCTATCTCGGCGAAGTCCTCGGTGAAGTCGAAAAACCGCGCCTGTTCTGGCGTCAGGATGGCCTGCATATCGCTGATGCGCTGGTACATCTGCTGCACGCGCATCTCGGCCGCCTCGACGCCCCGGATGACCGACGCGCTGAACCCCTCCAGCCCGGTCGGCTGCACGCTTTCCAGCGAAGACTGAAGCGCCCGCATGGCCTCGCCGCGCGCCAGCTCGGCCTGCGCGATCTGCACGGCACGGACCGAGTCCGCAAGCTCCCCGTACTTGGCGACAAGGTCCTCGATGGGCGACACGGCCAGTTCGGCCGCATCGACATAGCCTTTGGTCGCATCGCTCAGCGCGTCGATCCGGGCAGTTGCGGCAGCAGCGGCATCTTCGGTCTCGAACAGACGCCCCACGAACGGCGCGGCCACAGCGACAGCGGCGCCGATCACCGCACCCATCACGCCGAACCCGCCAAGAAGCTGGGGCAGCTGCTGGGCAAGCGCGCGCGTCGCCGACGTGCCACCGGCGACCTGGACCGCAAAGTCCCCGATCTGGAATGCCGCGTTCTGAACCTGGCCGGTGATCGACCCGAACCCGGTGCTGGCCGAGGCAACCTGACGTCCAAAGGCCTGCGCGGCATTCCCGGCCTGCGCGCCCGCACGCTGGAACTCGGCCAGACGCTCCTGCGCGGCCGCCATACCGCTCTGGAACGCGACCGTGTTCGCGCCCAGATCGACCCGCAGGCTTCCGACCGGAAACGCCATTCAGTGCATCCTTTCCGTGACACTTGCCCAGGCCAGCAGCGCCGCCCGCATCTGTTCCGACGTCTGCGCCCGCGCCTGCCGCTTGTGCAGCAGGTCGGCCGGCCGTTTCGGCGGGTGCTTCATCATCGGGATCGCGGCGGTGTGCCACGCCACCCAGGCGCGGCCCTCGTGCGCGATCTCTGCCCGGCGGCGCAGCCCGTCCATCTGCATCGCCAGTTCCCGCGGGCTTAGCCCCCAGAAGGCGCCGGGGTCGCCCCCGGCAGCCACGTACTCCGTCAGGAGGTCGGGCCACCCCCGGGGGCGGTCGCCTTTCCCGGCGCGCCTGCCTCAGGCGCGGCATCATCTCGTGCCGGGAACGCAGCCTGCAGCGCCGATTCAAGCACGGCACCCGCCGCCGCGGTGCCCACCTCGCCGACCAGCGCATCGAGCAGGTCGCCCGCTTCCTCGACGCTGACCGGGTGATGACGGCGCAGACCGCCCCAGACCATCCACCGCATCGCGGTGACATACCCCAGCGCGGCTTCCTGCCCGATCAGGGACAGGGGCCGCTTCGCAAGCGTCTCCATCTCGCAGATGGCGTTGATCGTGTAGACCAGCGTGTAGCGCTGGCCGCCGATTTCGACGGCGGTCTCGCCCCGGTGTCGGTTCGCCATGCTGGTCAGCCTCAGGCCGCCGTGCCGGGCGTGTACGGCCCGGTGACCTTGATCCGCACCTGCGCGGTCATGACCTCGTTCGTCGGCACGTCGGGCTCGTAGCCGACCAGGAAGCCGCGGAAGGTCCAGGTCACGCGCGGGTTCGCGCCGATGGCCGGGAAGGTGATCCGGAAGTTGCGCTTCGCACCGCCGCGCAGCGCCTGAATCAGGTCGTCGTCACCCTCGCCCGGCAGGAAGTGGATCGTGAAGCTGCACTCGCCCGGGTCCAGCAGACCCGCCGCGAATTCCTTGATCCGGTTCGGCGAGGTCATGTGCGTCGTCTCGATCACGTCAAGCGTGTCGGACGGCGGGGTCAGGTCCCGCACCTCTGCGAGGGTCTGGAACACCTCTGTGGGCGTGGCACCGTTGCCGATGGCGAACAGCGTGCCGTAGCCGATGATCGCGTTCGATTCCGCCATCGGTCGATCCTTTCTTCAGGTCAGGAAGCGGGGCCCAGTCCGCAGGTCAGGGCATGCGATCAGCTGGCGGGCTGCCAGTTGACCATGAACTCCAGCATCACGCGCATGACACGGTCAGCGTCGGTCTCGGCGCCCTCGGTCATGTCCAGTTCGGTCACGCGGAACACGCCCTGGAACCGCGTGGCGCCCACGACACCCGAATAGCCACCCAGCCGCGCCTTGACCGCCGCCGCGATCGCGCGCGCCGCGGCATAGGTGTGCGCGTAGCAGTCGATCTGCACGCGCGACTGTTCGACCGGGCCCTCGCCCTGCATGATCAGCGCCGGCACCGAAGAGACCATGCGCAGGATGACGAGCGGCGGCAGGATGCCTTGCGGGCGCCGCACCCAGAAGACGTGTTGCCCGGTGATACCGGTCAGCGCCGGGTCGGCCAGCAGCCGCGCCATCAGGTCTGCTTGCATGCCCTTACCGCCCGCGCGACCGGTAGCGCTGTGCAGCCCGCTCGATCTCGAAGAACAGCTCGAAGGCAATGGTGTCGGCCGCGCGCTGCTTTGTCGCCTCGAACGCCGGACGCAGGAATGGTTGCGCCGGGTGGTTGATCGTGCCGAGCTCCTGCGGCCAGGCGGGCACGGCCTGTGCCGGCGTTCCCACGAACACTTCGGCGAAATCGTAGCCTGCGGCTCGGTTTGCCGTGCGCGCCAAACCCACCGCTTGACCGCGGCTTAGCCCGGCCCGCAGCCCGACCCCGAATGCTGCCTTGCCCGCGTCGTGGTCCTTTGGCTTCACGGCTGTCACGTTGACGGACTCGCGCAAGTTCCCGGTCAGGACCGGTGCCCGCGTCCGGGCGGCGCTGGCAATGACCTCGCCACCGGCCATCAACGCCTTGGTCAGCACGCGCTTGCCAACGGCCTTCGGCAGCTCCGTCAGCATCTGCTCGACCTCGCGCAGACCGGTCATCTTCATCGTGACCTTCATGTCATGGCGCCAGGTAGTAGCCCGCGGTCGCCCGCCAGATCACGCCGGTGGTCGCCGGGCAGACGATGGTCGTGGCCGCGGCCAGCGCCGACGCCGCGACCGGATAGGCGAAGTCCTCGCGCCACCGATCCAGCGTGCCCTGCGCCGCCGCATCGGCGGCAAAACTGAACGCCAGCGACCCGGGCAGGTTGGTGGTCGTCACCGTCACGGGCACCGCCGTCGCCGACAGAAGCGCGGCGGCGAAACGGTTGATCGACAGGTACGTCAGGTAGTGCCGCAGACCGGCCGCCGGGGCGGGCAGTGTCAGCGTCACGGCCGCGCCTGCCGCACCGACGGCTGTGACCACCAACGGCGTCACCATGCCGTCAAGCGACTGGTCCGGCAGACCGATGTTTGCGGCCAGCGTGGCATTCGCGGCGCCCGATGTGTACGCGGTCACCCTCACCCGGACCTGCCGGTATCCCGCGCAAGGCGCGATCCAGGCACCCGGCGCGCCCGCCACCACCGCGTACTGCTTGGCAGCCTGGTTGATCGGCTTGATCGGAATCAGTCGCCAGTTCACGCCGTCCACGGTGCCCGCCACCTCGACCGACAGGTTGAAGGTGCCGCTCAAGTCCAGCGTCACGGACCCGCAGCCATCGCAGGCGATGCTGAATTCGGCATTTAGCGCCGCCAGCACACCTTCGCCGTACAGCGCCTCGCGCGGGTGCAGGGCGCGCGTCGGCGAAAAATCGGTGACTAGCTTTGCCATGTCAAAGAACTCCCCAGTTGACCGGCACCGGCCCGGATTGCGGGTACAGGAACGTCGCCGTAATCTCGATCTGTCCGTCGCCCGGAATGGCCCCCAGCGTCACAGGCCCCAGCATGTCGGCCTCGTTTTCGTCTGACGGCCCCATGCTTCCCAGCGACACGACGATCCGGCTGGCAGCAGTCACCGCCGCAGGCACCGTGACACTGGCCCCGAACCCTCCGTTCGGCACAATGACTGTTGCCGTCCCGGCCAGCACCAGACCAGCCGGGCCGGGCTCGCCGCGCAGTGACGCAAGCCAGGCCGCCTCGGTCCCCACGAACCCGGCCGCGACCGCGACCTGATACGCTGACAAACCGGGCGCACCATCCTGCCCGTCAACGCCGTCGGTCCCGTTCGTGCCGTTCTGTCCGGCCGGGCCGCGCAGCGACGCAAGCCAGGCGGCCTCGGTCCCGACGAACCCGGCCGCAACCGCGACCTGATAGGCCGAAAGCCCCTGTGCACCCTGCGCCACGCCTTGACCGCGCGCCACACCGTCCCGCCCCGTGACGAAGATCTGAAACGTCTCGGGCGATCCCGGGACGCGGACCAGATACATCGCGATGGGTTCCCGCACCGCAGGCAGCGCGTTGACGCGGAACACCCTCACCAGTCGCTGGCGCCTTCGTCGCCTTCCAGGATCGGTTCGCCGCTGACCGCGCCGTCGAAAAGGTCAATGCGTGCCGCCGCGGTGATCTCGAGAAACCGGCGTCGCACCGTCTCTTTCACGCCGTGGATGTCGTAGGTCCGGCCCTCGCAGTGAATTCGATCCCGCGCACCCAGCGTCTCGACGTCAGGCGACCATCGGATGGTGAAGCGCGTCGTCAGATGGGCGGCGGTGCCGTCACGGCTGAAGCGCTCCCCGTCCGACATATCGCGTCGTTCCGCCCAGACCTCGGCAAGCAGTGTCCACGTCTCGACGGGCTCGTTGAAGGCGTCTGCGGTGCGCCGCGCACGCTCGATGCGCACCTTTCGGTCCAGCCGCGGCAGCTTCACGCGATCTGCCCGCGCCGGATGTTCGCGATCAGCGAAGACGCCGCAAACGGGATTTCCGACACCGCACCGTCCTGCACGATGTCGCGCCGGTCGTACCAGTGTTTGACCAGCATCATCACGACCACGACCGCAACCTTGCGCACCGCCTCGGGCGCCTGGCACTGGTACTCGACCTGCACCCGCGCCGCAGCCGGGCCGCTAGCTTCGACGCACCAGCCCTGCGCGTCATGCCGCACATCAAGCTCGACAGTGCCCGGCACCTCGATTCCGTCCTCGTCCAGCGCGGTCACATCCACGCTGTCCGCGAGTACATCGGGCATGGACAGGCGCAGCGCCCCCCATACGTCGAACTCTTCACGCCAGGTCGTGAGCTGCAGCGAACGGCCAAGGACCCCGGCATAGCCGTCGAGGTGCGCCTCGGCCGCATCGCGCAGGCCCGACAGGATCACCTTGTCATGCGCGCCCGTGACGCCGCAATAGTCCCGGCAAGTCTCCACCGGCACCAGCGGACCATCGGGCGGCGTCACCAGGACAGGGGGCATGGATCAGGCCTTGCCCGCCTTCGCCGCCTTGTCGGCGTCCTTCTGGGGATCCTCGACCTCCAGCCCGTCGATCTCGCGCGCCGCGTCCTCCAGCTCGGGCGGGCACTCCTCCCCAGCAGCATACACGCGGGGATACACTTCGCCGTTCGCCGCGCCGTACAGGTCCTTGGTCAGCTTCGCCATGATGGTCTCTCCTGTCACCTCTGGGGAAGGGGCGGCGCACCGCCCCTTCTGGCAGAATCGACGGGCTTACGCCGCGACGCGCTGTACCTTCATCGCCTCGGGGTTCAGCAGGCCGCCGCCGACGCGCTTCGTGGTGTAGAACTGCACGTAGGGCTTCGCGCTGAACGGGTCGCGCAAGATACGCGTCCCGACGCTGTCCACGATCAGGTACGACTGGTCGAAGTCGCCGAACAGGATCGGGGTCGCGTTGGCCGCAACGTCGGGCATCGCAGGCACTTCCATCAGCGGGTAGCCCGCCAGCGTGGCCGGGGTCCCGGACTGATAGGACGGCTGCCACAGGTACTGGTTCGTCGTGTCCTTCAGCAGCCGGATGGCCCGCATCGTGTTCCGGTTCATCGCGAACTGCGCGTTTGCGGTGAACTGCGACGGCAGGGCATGCACCAGGCTGATGATGCCGTCCGCCGTCAGGGCCGCGGCGGCGCCCGAGTTGGTCACCGTGATCGCGCCGAACGGGTGCGCCGCTGCGTTCGCCCCACCGGTGATATAGGTCAGGATGCCGTTCGGACGGTTGTTCGCGCCCGTACCCGACACGAATGCCAGGTTCTCCTGGAAAGCGAACTCGGTCTGCACCTCGCCCGCCAGCCACGCTTCCAGATCGACCAGCGCATCGTCCAGGAGCTGCTGGGTCGCATACGGGTTGGCATAGATTTCGCCGACCACGTAGTTGACAGACCCGAAGGTCGGGTTGGTCGTCTCGGGCCGCGCCGCCGTCTCGCCGACCCAGCCCGACGCCGTACCGCGGTTGTTGAACAGCTTCGAGAAGCTTCCCGTGCTGATCGTCTGCACCCGGCACATCTGGCGCATCGGCGACACCTGGATCAGCCGGTCGGTGATCGTGCGGTCCCACTCGGTCGGTGCGACGAACCCGCCGTCCGCAGCGGTGCCCTTGTTCAGCGCCGCCTGCACGTCGCCCTTGCGGAAGTGCAGCGCAAAGGCCTGCGTGTACTCGGGATCGCGCGGCTTGGCGCCACCACCACCGGCCAGCGCGCCCGCAGCCATCCGCGCGTTCGTCTCGTCGATGGCTGCCTGCAGTTCGCCGACGGTCGCGTTCACGCGGTCCAGCTTCTCGCGGGTCACCACGTCGTCGAACCGCTTCTCGACGTTCTTCAGCTGCTCGGCATGCGCGTCCTTAAAGGCGGCGAACGCCTTCTGCAGCGATTCCAGCATCTGGGTCGGGTTGCCCGCGTCCGCGCGTGCGAACATGATCCCGCGGGCGGGGTGCTTCAAACCGGCCATGGTTTTCTCCTTCAGGCCTTGATGGTTTCCATCAGCCGCTGAAAGACCAGCGGATCGAAGCCAGCGCTCGGCGTGGCTGTCCCGGCAGCGCTCGGCGTGCCGGCCGCTTCCCGGAAAAGGGCACGCCGCTCGCCGCGCGGCATGCCAGCTTTCGCCAGGGTTGCATCCAGTCGGGCGAGGGCCTTCTTGCGGCCCGCGTCCGGTTGATCCTGATAGTCGGGCGCGTCGAACGTCGCGTCCGCAAAGCCCAGCTCGATGGCGCGCTCGGCGCGCATCCACGTCTCGGCCGACATCATGTCGCCGATCTCGTCCTTGTCGCGGCCCGAGCGCGCCGCATAGATGTCGGCCATCGCGGCGTCGAACTCGGCGAACACAGCGGCCGCATCGCGCATGTCGTTCTGGTTTCCGACGACCATGCCCCACGAGTTGTGGATCATCAGCATCGACCCCAGACCCATCTCGATCCGGTCCCCGGCCATAGCGATGACCGACGCCGCAGACGCCGCCAGACCCATGACCCGCACCGTCACCTCGGCAGGGTGTTCCCGCAGCAGGTTGTAGATCGCCAGCCCCTCGAACATGTCACCGCCGGGACTGTTCAGGTTCACCGTGACCGGCTTTGCCCCGATGGACCGAAGAGCGCCCGCGATCCGCTTGGCAGTGGTGCCCTCGCCGGTCCACCAGTCCTCGCCGATCATGTCGTAGATCGAGATCACGTTGCCGTCCGCCTCTGCCGCGCGCGGCCGCCACTCCTGCAGCGCGTCAGCAGGCGCATCGGGCTGATAGGACTGCGGGCGAACGAACGCCTTGACCTCAGGCAGTTTGCGCAGGCTCATTGGTCCTCTCTCCGGCTGCCACCAGCCCGTCACCATCGGGGTGTCGGCCAAGGCCAACATGCTCCCGCACCTCGTTGCCCGTCATCCACGGACGATGCCCGCCCGCGCCCAAGGCGCGCGCGAGGAATTCGCCTTGGTCCTTCATTGTGCCGCGCAGCAGCTCGCGCTCGTCGAAGTCGGGGTAGATGACCCCGCGCTCCGCCAGGGGCACCAGCGACCGCGTGATGGCCTGCTCCCAGGTCGAGAACCACGGCGCCAGCCCGAACCGCACGAACAGCATCGCCAGCTGCTCGATCCCCGACCCCCACGACGTGTCGTCCATGAACATGAGCGGACGCGGCACGCCGAACACGCGGCCAATGCTTTCCGTCAGCATCCCGCGCATCTCGACCATCTGCGCATCGCGGGCCGTGGCAGGCGGGAACTCGCGCGCCAGCCCTTCCTCTAGCACCATGACCTTGCCCGCGTTAGCGGCCCCCGCGTACCCTGCCTCAAAGGTCGCCTTCAGCCTCTGCGCGGCTTCCGGGCTCAGCTTCCCGGGATGCCGCAGCGCGACGCCTGCAATCACGCCGTTTCGATAGATGCTGTTCGCCGCCACCTGCTGCTGGTTGGCGGTCTGGATCAGCTCGCCAGCCTTCTGCACTCGGGACACGCCTTTCTCGCCGTCGATGGACGGGCCTCGCAGGTGCAGCACATCGGACGGTTGCAGCGTCAGCGCCTCGTTCCGCGTCGTCACCACCCGGTAGCGCAGCGGGAACATGCCGCCGTCCGTCTCGACGGTGACCCGGCGCGGATCAATGGGAATGAGCAACCTCGGCCGCCCCAGTTGCCGCACGATCTGCGCATAGGCGTTCCCGTGCAGCAGCAGCCAGCCCTGCATCAGCTGCTTGAACTCGTGCGCCGTCTGCCACGGGTTCGGCTGGAACCGCAGCAGGGGATACAGATCGTGGTCCGTTGCCTCGACCACACGCCCAGCCTCGCGCCGCATGATCGACAGCGGCAGCATCGCGACCGACCCCGAGATCAGGTCGAACGCGCGCAGCACCGCGTCGTTGTTCAGCGCAGCCTCGATCGACCCCTCGGACGATCCATTCCGGACAAACTCGTAGAACGCGGGCGACCCGAGCGTCATTTCCGCGGCGGGCCGCGCACCGAACAGGCGCCTGAGAAGGCCCACGTCAGAGCACCAGGATCCCGCGGTCTTCGTAGACGGACGCGGTGTCCAGCGCCTGCGGGTTCAGGAACATCAGCATCGCCGCGTTCAGCAACGCGATCACCGGGTCAATCTTGGCCGATCCGGCAAGCTGTTTCGTGATCATCGGATTCGACCCCTTGAGTTCGACCTTCGCGTTGCTGACCGACCACGTCATCAACGGCTGCGCGGCGTGCACCAGCGTCTTCGACTTCAGGCGCAGCGGAATGCTCTTGACCGCCGACCCCAGCCGCCAGCCTTGCGTCACCGCGACCAGCAGCGGATCGACGATCCCCTCCTGCGCCAGCGCGTCCTGCAGCTCGGGAAGCCCGGCCAGGTCCACGCCGATGCCCGCCTTTTCGGGCAGCAGCCCACGGTCCCGGATGGCTAGGCACTGCTGCACCACGTCCTCGACGTGCTGCATCGGGTGCGCGCAGATCGTCAGGTCGCCGTCGTTCTGGAAGTCCATGAGCTGCGGCGCGATCTTCTTGCGCAGGTCCAGGACTTCAGGCTGGCACCACGCGTGCGTCCACGTCAGCCAGCGGCGGGTCTCGCGCTCGCGTCCGATCACGGCGAGGCCGCACAGGTCGTCATCTGCGCCGCCGTCAACTCCGATCGTCACGACCTCGGAGCGGTCCAGCAACTGGTCCAGCGTCAGCCACGGCGCCTCGGCGGCCTGCCAGTACCGTTGCGCAGCCCACCCGTCGCCAAACCCGAGTCCGCCGATCTCGACATTCAGGTGCTGCGACGCAAACAGCGCCAGCTCCGACGGGCCGTCATTCAGCGCGCGCTCGTATTGCGCACGCAGGAAGTCGGGGCTGACCGACCGCCCCAGATTGGGGTTCACCAGACCCCAGGTCGTCTCGTCGCGCCACGCCTCGGCTTCGAGCATGTCGGGCGGGTACTCGTACAGCACTGAAAGGACGCGCGCGTCGGACTTGCCGTCCCGCGACGCCCGCGCCTGAGCCAGCTCCTTCTTAAACTGGCCAGCCGGGGGCACTTTCGACTGCGTCGTGATCTGCAGAAAGAACCCCTCAGGCCGCGCGGCCAGGCCGCCCCGCAGCTCGAGATACACCGCCGGGGCCTTCACCTTCATGCCCAGCACGTGCGCCTCATCGACCAGAACGCACGACGCCTTCGACCCGGTGACGACATCGCCGTCTGCCGACACCACCGCCAGTTCGGCTTCCGTGCGCAGGTGCCGGATCTTCTTCTGGTGGTCGATGACGTGAAACAGGTCCGACAGATCAGGGTCCAGGCGGATCATGCCGCGCACGTTGGCAAAGCTGATGCCCGAGATCTTCTGCGTCTCGGCCACCAGCACCATTTCGGCGTTCGGTCGGTCGTTCAGGATCATCGCCGTCAGCATGATCCCGGACGCCAAGCCGGACTTGTAGTTCTTCTTGGGCACCATCAGGAAGTATTCCTGGATGGCGCGTTCACGGGTTTCCGGGTCGTAGCTGCCGAACAGGGCCGAAACGAAGTCGAAAACCCAGACGTCGCACACCTCGCCGAGCATAGGCGTCCCCGGCACATCCGGCGCCCGCAGGCGCTTGAATATCGTCAGCGCCTTGCCGACGTACCGCTGGTTCAGGGGCAACGCAGGCACAAGGCTTTGCCCCGTGCGGATGCGATGCTCCCAGTCTGGAACGGCCGTCGACCATGCACCGTCCATGACGGTCAGTGCACGCTCGGGTTCAGCAGGTCACCCCAACCGTCCGCGGCACCCTCGGCAGCACGTTCGGCGGCCTCCCGGCGCAGCTCCTTCTTGCCCTTCTTGGGCTCGGGCTCCCCGCGGCCCTGCAGGCGCAGGTCGGCCAGGTAGCGGTCACGTCTCTCCATGATCTTGCCGAGCTCCTTTACGGCGCCGACGTTGCCAAGGTTCGCCTGCCGCGCCAGAACATCGGCGCGCCACAGCTCGAACCGCGTGCGCTGCATCTCGCGCCGCTTCAGCGCCGAAAAATAATGCTTGCGCAGCGTCGGGACCGAGATTTCCAGCCCCAATGCAATCTCCGCGTCGCTGTAGCCCATCGCCAGGCCCAGCAGCACCCGATCCTCCTTGTCCTGTGACCACCGATGCGCAGGCCGTCCGCGGCCGCCTGACGGAAGCTGGCGAAGGCCGCCGAACAGGTCGGTGACGATTTCACCGGTCATGCAGAAAAAATCCCTCGATGATAGCGCCGCGGGTCTAGACGTGGCGTTCTTTGCAGACTTTCGACCCCCCCCTTCCACGAGGTTTCGATTTAGTGAGCCACTAATTAGTCGCAGCCTAATTCAGGCACGCGCTACCGCGCCGCACGCTCGATCCGCTGCTTCTCGCCGTCGTGGCACGCCTTGCACAGGCACTGCAGGTTGCCGAGGTCCCAGAACGCCGCCTCTTCGCCACGGTGCGGGCGGATGTGGTCCGCGACAAGCCGCGACGTCTCGCTGCCGCCGATCCATCCGCACATACGGCACGTGAACAGGTCCCGAACGAGGCACTGCCAGCGCAGCCGCTGCCAGCGAGCCGTGTGATACCACGCACGCCACGGAAGGACCCGGTCCCGCACCTGGTGCGACACCGCAGGCGCGCCCAGACGGGCAGGTAGCGCAGGCAGCGAAGGCCGAAGCGACGGCAGCTTACCCATCAGCACCCCGCCGGAAGCGATGCGCCCGGTCGGGTTTCCCCGCCGGGCGCAACTCTTGATGATGACGCTATCGCTACATCCGGTGGACCCGGTCTGTCAACACTCAGCAGCTTGGTCAGAACGCCCGGGTCTCGTACATTCGGTCCAGCGCGGCACAAAGGGCAGCGCGCAGAACTGCCCGTGTCGCCCCCTTCGGCTGCCAGTTGGCGTCTTTCAGGATGGCGGACAGGTCCTTGCCCTCAAGGCAGACGCCATCGACCAGCTTGCGCACCGGGATGGCCTGACGCACCGACCGGTCCATGTGCCGCCGGGCGTCCGCTGGCGCCAAGGCGGACCCGTCGCCTATCGCGGCCTCCATGCGCGTCAGCCGCGCACGATCCGCCATGACCGCTTCGATGAAGCAGCCGTTGCCACCGCCCGCCGTGCGCGCCGAGGCAACCTCAAGCGACACACCCTTCACCCCAGCGGACTGCGTGCGCTCGACCAGCGCAGCATAGGCCCGACCCGCAGCCATCTGCGACGACGTGAACGGTAAGGGTGCATCCTTCGAGCGTCGGCGCGCCTGGTTCACCATCACCTCGAACACATCGACGCGCGCCACCGCCTTGCGCGGCCGGCCCTCACCGGGCCCGCGATATCCGTCGTGCACCATCCGCCCGCCGGGCGCCGTCGCGCGCGGCTCGAACACCCGGAACGGTCCCCGCGCCGGAGCCGTGACGATCTCGGGGCCGCACTCCGGCGGCGGCGCCGCATCGCGCAGCATCGCCTCGACCCGGGCGGCCTCGGCCGTCAGCCGCTCGGGACCGGGCACCTGCCACCACTTGTCGCTCTTCTGCACGATCATGCGGCGGCCCCCGCGACATCGAGCGGCACCAGCGCCCGCGCCCGGGCATCAAGGCGCATCCACTGCTCGACGATCCTGCTGTCGCCGTCCCGCGCCACACCCCGCCGGATGCGGTCACGCGCACGCTCCAGCTCGGCCGACTTCTCGACGGCGCGGGCGCGCAGCATCTGGTAGGCCGCATCGGTCATCGGCGGCTTGCCGTCCTTTAGCGTCAGGTACAGCTCGACGTGGAACCCCTCGGCCAGCGCCATGCGCCCGGCACTGGACCGCATGAACGACCGCACCATGTCGCTGTCGCTCTCGGGCGGCTTGGAGATCGCCGCCGCCGCGATCTCGATCGACATCTTGGCAGGCCAGCGATCTGACCGCGCGGTTCGGCACGCCCCCTCGATGCCGTTGCGCAGCGCTTCCAGGTCACCGTCGCTCATGTACGACAGGATCGCCTCTAACCGCGCCAGCCCCTGTTCATGGCGCGCCCGCGTCATGCCCTTTTCCAGCGCCAGCATCGCCTCCAGGGGCTCGATCAGCACCCTGCGCACCCTTGCCTTGCCGTCCTTCAGGTCGTCGCCGTCCGTCGTCATCTTGCGCCCCTGTTCATTGCCCTTCGCCCACCTCTCCACTCGTCCGGCGGCTCTCGCTCTCACCCCCGGTTAGAAGAGTCCTGTTATGTCCTGTCTCTGTTCTGTCCTGTCGGGCAATCTTACCCTCATCGCTGAGATTTCACCGCGATATCCCTGAGATATCGCGGCAATCTCACTAAGATATCTCACCCGCAACCGACTGAAATCGTTACTCGTTCTCCAAGCTTCGCACGAGTGTCGGAACCCCCGCGCGCGCCAGCCCGGACGCCACGTTGTCCAGCGTGACCGACATGCCTGACTGGATCAGCCAGTCTGCGATCTGCCCGACCAGCATATCGTCCTTGACCAATCGCTCGGGCTTGCGCAGCGCCTTCATCTTCTCGCGCACCTTCCAGCGCACGTTGGCCACTCGCGCCGCCTCGCGACCGACCTTGCGGCCATTCTTGCGGTTCCACGCGAACAGACACGCCTCCGCGATCAGCCGATGGCCCAGACGCCGCATATGGACGCCGTCCCGATCCTCCACCACGCAGGACGTCCATCCATGCAAGGCTTCTGAACGCACCGCACGCCAGCCGGAAACATCCGGACCGAAGCCTGCAAGCCGCGCGAGAGCGACATCGCTTTCGGGCAGCGTGCCGCCCGGGTCTTGCTTGACGGATTCCGCCCAAAGCAGCAGCGCCGTCCCCAGCGCAGCGCGCCCCTCGACACCTCGTGCGCAGGAGTCGGCCACAAAATCCGACCCAAGCAGGCGATGAAAGTGCAGCGGGATCCAGTCCTGATCGGCGACCATCTCGCCTTGCCGCAAGGGATAGACCCATAGGTCGTCCATCACCCTTGCACCTGCCGCCGGATTCGGGATGCCATGGCATGGATGGTTCCAACCTTGACCTTGTACCGGGCCGCGAGTTCACGGACAGATCCCACAACACCGCCCGCCGAGATCCGCGCGACCAGCTCGGCGCGCAGCTCAGGGTTCTTCTGGGCCTGACGCGGCCTTCGGAGCTTCTCGGACGTGCGCGGGAACCGGATCGATCCGGCCTTCGCATCGCCGCGCACCGTCTCGTAGCTGACGCCCAGGATCGCCGCGGCCTCGCGCAGCGTCTTGCCTTCAGACGCAAGGCCCCTCACGGTTGCCCGCCGCCGCTCGATGTCGGCACTCGCCTTTGGCCCGCGCTTCGCAGCATCCGCGGGCACTTCGGCTTCCGAAACCGACGGCGCAGGGCTACACGCCTCGGGCAGCGCGGCGGGCGCCGCAGGCCGCACCGGCCGCACCTCGACAGGCGCATCCACCCCGGCCGTCCGCCGTCCCCATTCGTCGCAGCGCTCCGCGCTCGCCCGGCCCGACACGTCGGCTCCGAACCGCGCGCAATGACCGGGCGCCGCCAGCCCTTCGCCGGCAAAGTGTCTGCACACCCCGCAGATGCGGCGCAGCGCCAGGGGCGTGGTATGGGCCCGCGGGTTCAGCTGCCGCGGCATGACCCCGACGCGGATGTTCAGGGTCATGTCGCAGCCCCCTGCACGGCCAGCGCCGCGTCGATCCGCTGCCGAAGCAGGACCAGGTCACCGACGGCACTGGCGGAACTGCGGGCATAGACCTCGATCACGCGGTCACCGCCGGGCTTGCCCCGCAGGTCGCGCCAGACCTCGACCACGGCCTGCAGGGCGGTTTCACGCACCGCGTCGTTCACCATGTCCTGGAACGGCGCGGTCACAGCAGCCGCCCTTCGGTCTCGGGATAGTCGCCGTCGCGCTCCAGCTCGCGGCGGCACGGCGCGATCCAGCGGAACCGGGTACGCGGCTCCAAGTCATCGTGCGTCCACCAGACCAGCCAGCAGTAGCTGGTGGCGGAACTGGCATGGCGGTCCAGCCGCCCCTTCACCATCGGCACCCGTTCGGCGAACTGCAGGATCTCGGACGGCGGCGTGGCGCCGGGCCGGAACACGCGGTCATGCCGCCCCGCACCTTCCAGGAACGACGTGCGGACCAGCATCGCTACGCCGACGTAAGCCAGCCGCAGGGCACGCTCGATGAACGCCTCGGCCCGCGCGAAGGGCGGGTTCGTGATGATCCAGTCGACAGGCAGGATCGGCTTCCACCTGTCTTCGGTGAAGTCGCAGATCTCGTCCTGCGCGCCATAGTCCGCGATGTCGGTCGCGATGACCGCACCGCCGAACCATTCCTCCAGCGCCCGTACCATGTGCCCTTCGCCGCAGGCAGGTTCCCAGCACGACTGGTCACATGCCAAACCCGGCGCCGGACCGAACAGATGCCGCAGCAGCGCCCGGGTCGCCCAGGGCGGCGTCGGGAAATAGTCCAGCCCATCGGCCAGCTCGACCCGCCGCTGCATCACGCTCGTGCCGCCCTTGGGAACCGCGCTCATCCGGCCAGCTCCTCGAACCGTTTCAGGAACAGGTCTTTCGCCAGCGACGGATGCCAGAAGTTCAGCGTGACCGGCGCGGGCTCGACACCCAGGCTCCAGTCCTCGTCGCACGCCATCGCTTGCGCCTGTTCGGCCGCCAGCATCATCAGGTCGGCCTGCTTGACCGACCGCGGCAGCGAGGGCGGCAGCCCGAACGCGCCCAGCACTGCGGCCTCGACCCGCGCCTCGATCGCGCGATAGTCGGGCAGCAGCGACTTCAGCGGTCGCGACACGTCGCCCAGAAACGCCTCGGGCGCATCGTGCAGAAGTGCCGCCAGCGCGTCTTCCCGCGGCACCAGGTGACTGCACCACCAGGAATGTTCGGCGACCGAGTAGAACCGCACGGTGTGCCCGGTGAAGCGGCACAGGTGCGCCAGCGCATGCGCCACATCGCCGATGCCCCAGTCACCCGCCGCCGGATCCTCGAAGTCGAAGTAGGACCCCGACCGCAGCCGGATGGTCGGTCCCTTG